CTTACCTTCACGAACTAACTTATTTTGTTTTTGTCTACTATTTTCTCTTGCTTGCGGATTTTTTCTCATATAGTGATTATCCCCGGCAATTTTTTCTGCTATAATTGGATTTTTCATTGGATTATTATCTGTGTCAAACCCAATTGGATCTACTGTTCTGTTCATGCAACCAGGTTTGCCATAATGTTCTGACAAATATTGACCTTCAAGTCGTTTTACCTGTTCGGCCGACTCTGCGTATTCGAGTATTTCTCGAGTCAGAGTAGATTTATCTTTTATAGAACTGGGCCACAGACCAGAACCAATGTAGCCATCGTTGATGTTTTCTGTACTATGTCTTCCAATATAATATTTGCCGTTTGTGTGAGTTGTTTTGTATATAAAGTGTTTCATGCTTTTATTTATCATAGTCCGTGGCATTACTAAACATAATACACTCGAACTGACTCTTTTGTCAAATAATTTGGCCAACAAAAAAGCACACTGTAGTGTGCTTTCTTGCTCTTCCCATCCCAAAGGGTAGGATGATTTGGTAGTAATTCTCTGATTAGGAGAAAGACAAGTTTTGAACGGCAATCTCGCCCACGTAGTCGGCCGCGTTTCCAAAACTGCTCGCGGTGTTAGTGAGTTCTACGAATCCGTAGCGAGTCATGAAACTAACTACTGGTTCAAATGTTGTTGGATCCAATACAACGCCTGAGCTCATCAACGGAATGTATGGGCAATAGAACGCAGGAGCATCAGCTTCAGATGTGCCTTTGTAACCAACCAATACAGGTGTTGTGTCGCTAGCATAGCTGTCAACAAACACACGCATAGCACCGTTGAGTGTACCAACAAACTTGGTGTTTGTAGGAGCTTCAAATGTGCCTTCTGTTGTGCGAGCAAAAGCACTAGTAGTTGCACTTTGTAACACTGTCAACGAGGCTGAACTTACAACAGCATAGTTACCAGCGCCACGACGTGTACGCTGAGCAATCAAGTTAGCAACACGGTTGATCAAAACTGCCAAAGCGGCATGTTCGTCACCAACGAATGTAGCTGTACCTGAAACTGTAGCTTGGTTGTATGTAAACTCCGTAGCTGCCAAAGTACGCAGGCTCAACAGGATCTCTTGATCAATCTCAGCTGTGATCTCTTGTGCAAGAGCAGCCATGATTTCTGCTTCAACGTCAATGCCATGCATGGCTTGTGCGTCTTGTGCAGATTCAAATGTCCAACGAGCTTGTAACTTACGTGTTTTAGCTTCAACAGCTTGTTTCAAGATCTGTACGGAAATTTGCTTACCGCCTGTGCCTTCCATGTTTGCTGTGTTGTTGCCAGTGTAACCTGTTGCAACAGTTTGAGTTGTTGGAACTGTGGAATACGCTGTAGCGATTGTGAATGGTGACAGTGCTTCTTGACCAGCTGTTACGCTTGTCTGTGCCAGGCTGTTGTCTGTTAAAGACTGAGCATAGCGTACACGCAATGTGTGGATTTGGCCTACTGGACCTGTCATTGGCTGAACGCCGACCAACTCGTTAGCAATAACAGTTGGCATAACACGTCGAATAACTGGCAGAATCACACGGTTTAATGTAGCGATGTTACCAGATGTTGTAGAACCTGATGATGCGTTCTCACGCAAATACTTTTTAGTATTTTCAAGGATTACTCCCATTGATGAACGCTTAGATCCGGATAAACCTTCTAAGAGTGCGTCTTTAGTTTCATTCCAACGACCTTCTAATAATTCTTGTGACATTTAAGTCTCCTTTATTATATCTTATTTACAGCCCTGCCAAACGCTTTAGATCGATCACGTTGGATTGGGATTCAACGTAATCTGCATCTGGACTGCGGGCAGATTTATCGCCAGTTGCCTCAGACAATGATTCTACGATTACCTTGGAGGCTTTCACAGAACGATCTTCTAAAACTGCTGGTAGATACTTTTCAAAAGCATTTGACAAACGACTTGTTTGTACGCTTTCAAGCAAATTACGCATCACTTCTGCTTTTTCCTTGTTTAAAGGAGAGAGCAATTCCTCTAAAGCAGCTTCACGCTGATTAGATTCTTTAAGGATACGCATTTCGCGTTCTTTTGACTCCACTAAGACTTTTGCCCTTTGTGTGAGTTGGATGGCTTCAGCAAGTTTTTCATCTTTAGAAGCAATCATATCATGCAACTTGCGAACTTCTGCTTTCTCATTTAAGTGAGTAGCACCAAATTCTGCTGCGTATGCTTCAAAAATACGACGACCAAAATTGTTCTCGCGAGCAACTTTAATGTCTTCTTGCAACTGGTTGAGTTCAGCCTTGAGGTGTGTGCTAACAGCGTTAGACATCTTCTTGGCAGATTCTGTTACAAATCGAGCTTTGAGTGCTTCTAACTGTGAGCGAGCTTCACGCACCAAACGAACTTTTGTATTGACTACATCTTGTTTGTCTTGTGCAAATTCTTGAATCTCACGTGCAAGTGCATGTACAATAAAGCCTTCCAGCTTTTCCATACCTTCGTTGTGCATCTTGCGATCTTTGCGCAGTTCGCTAATTTCTTCAGCCAATTTGGTAACCATAAAGTCGTTAAACTTTGTACCGGATTCCTTCATTTTAGCTTGAAACTTAACGCGATCTTCCGCCAGTGCTTGCTTTTCAGCCTTCACTTGCTCGAGTTCTACGGCAAGACCTTCTGTTACCATACGATCCAGGGCTTCAACCATTACTGATTTGTCATGCTCATAGCGTTGTGCAAACTCTTCGCGGAGTTCTGCACGGGCTTGTTCTTTGGCTTCAATTAACTTGGATTCCCAAGCTTCGTTGATTTCTGCTTTCGCATCCTCAGAAATAAGCTCGCTATCTAATAACGGTTTAATAGCATCTAGCATATTATTTCCCTTCAATCTTGAGACCTTGTATCAAGCGTAATACTTCACTCTTTACAAATCTCTGTGCTTTGTTACCCTTCGCTGGATCCTTAAACATATCTAGCAACTGCTGACCGCCACGATGATTCAGTAGGCCTTCATAAATTGCTGTAGGATATGCATTTGGAGCACTTGGTTGAGCAACCACATCAACAGTGACTATTTCAAAGTCACTGACATGTCCATTTGCGTCATTTACGTTGCCGCTACCGCGACTACTGACGCCTAATTTAACACCATTGGTCAACATAGTTTTCACTAGTTCACCCATTGGTGTTGGTAATATCTTGAGAGTTCCCATTCCTGCAGGGCCATCCATCCACATTTTTTCAATCATGTGACTCACACGATCCAAGTTGATTTTCAAGTCATCTGGGTGATCAACTTCACCTAATACACTATGACCTGTGGTAATTTGTTCGTTAATGGTTTCTACTGCTTTGGCAATTTCGCTAACCGGATATACACGCTCGTTGGCATTGCGAACACCGCCCTCAATACAAACGCCTCTGAGTTTGAGTTCTTTTTTGCCAGAACCATCCGCGGCTTCCTCAGACAAGATTTCTGCTCTTGCCTGAGTGAAGCTTAGATGTTCTTTAAGATAGGTGTAACGAGCCATATCTCTGGGTTAGCCTTTTGGGAAAGGTGTTGTTGTATTAACACCACTGGCTTGTGCTGTCACTGGCTTTGGAGCCGCTGACAACGATTTTTTACCGCCTACTGAGTTTTGCACTTTACCAATTAAATCCTTAGTTGATGGTGCAGGACGGCCTTGTGCTGTATCGCCAGTCATTTTAACTGGGTGTGCAGCAGCACCTACAGCACCGCTGTTGTTAGCGTTGATGCTTTTGGTGTTTGTGCCTGGCTCTTCTGTGGTCACTGGCTTTGGGGCCGGTGCTAAATTCACAGCTTCTTCCATCATGCTTGGCTCATCTGAAAACTCAGCAGTATCGTCCATTTCTAAAGCGTCGCCGCCTTCGCCTGCGTCAAGTTCAATGTCAACTTCTTCAGATCCGTCATCGCCCATAAGAGCTTCAAATTCAGCCATGAGTTCGTCCAGCTTGTCTTCCAAGTCAACTACACGATCTTCAATGTCGCCTTCTGCATCGTGACCAGCTTCCATGTCGTGTGTAAGATCTTCGCCGTCTTCTTCAGCTTCGTCATCAAATTCAGCATCAGATTCTTCATCTTCTTGCATGCCTTGTTCTTCAGTTTCAACGTCGTCGATCAAATCGTCACTGGCATCGCCACCAAAGTCTTCGTGCATTTCATCATATTCGATGTCTTTGGCAACTTTTTTACCAGCTTTTTCAGCATGGTCGTCGCGCTCAGCGTCAGACTCTTCGTCCAACTCTTCGTCTTCTTCTTCGTTCATGAGATTCTCGTAGATCTCACGGGACTTTTCTACCACAATATCGTGGAAAAGTTCTTTAGCTTTCGCTTCTTCGTCGTTAATCACGTATTCGATCAACTGTTCAAATTTCGATGTCATAATTTCTCCTTAAGGTATGGCTCGTAGATATATTTACATATTATCTAAAATATAGGTACTTTTAGGGGAGAAAAACGTCAATAATTGACAGTTTTATTACAGTGCCGGAGCAGCAGGAGGAGGTGCGTATTGTTGACGCACTAACTTGAGTTTTTCTTTGTATTCGTAATTACGCACATCGTTCATTTGCCGTAATTTATTGAGCTGTCTGAGTGTCAACCGAGTTTTGCGTGTGTTGTGCAGTTGAGGTTGGCTGTTATCTTGACTTATGTCTTGATAAGCTTCAGGACTGCGTTCGTATAGTTCGTTGAGAATCATGCTGTATTTATACTCCGGGTACTCCAGATGTACCGGCAGGAGCGCCGCCAGTGGGCGATGGGCCGCCTGCGGTTGGCATTCCTGGCATTGCACCTTCGGGTGCACCAGTTTCTGCACCCATTTCTGCGCTTGCAAGCTCTTGTCCTGTGGCAATGTCGCTTTCAATTCCGGCCGGATTCACTCCAATGCTACGCATTTGCTCGCCTGGTTCTGTTTTTATTTCTGGTTTGTCACGCTCTTCACGCCACATTTTTTCGTTTTCAACAACTTCTTCTTCACTGAGTCCTAAGAAACGTGTCATCAAGAAACGCTTGCTCAAATACGGCAATTGCTCTAATTGACTAAATGCTGTGATACGAGTATTGTCAAGTTCACTTTGACGATAGCTTGCAAAGTTTTGTGGAGCTGTTAACGAAATTGCAAACAACCCAGAATCAATGTTAAAGCCTCTCCAACGCAGGAACATTTTAAATTCGTCGTCAATTTTTTGCATGAGTACGTTTTGTAAACGCTTGCAATATTGATTGAAACGATATTCTTGTATGAGTGCTGTACCTACACGGCCATCATTCATGGCACGATCCGAATCGTCCGGGCCAGTTGGCAAGTAGCTGCTAGGCACACGTAAACCACGGGCCATTTTGTTGTTAAAGTATTTTAAATCGTCAATTTCGCCTAGATTGGCGCCGCCTGGCAAGGGTTCTACACTACTGCCGCGACCACTTTCGCCGTTGAATGGAAAGAAAAAGTCTTCGTTAATGCTTAACGGATTGTAACTGGCATCCATCATGTTTTGGCCGCCGCCTTGTACAGTAGGAATACGACGTTGGTGCATTTCATTTTTTACACGTTCCACAAATTGCATGGCCATGTGACTGGGCATGTTGCCCACGTCAATCTTGAACACTCTGCGCTCTGGAGCACGTTGCACACGATAGATCAACACAGCATCTTCTAGCAGTTCTTTCTGCTTGTAGACCTTGAAAATGTTTTCTAAGATACTTTGACCAAATGGCCAGAAAAAGTCTAAACCTTCGTTTAGACTCAGATGCACAACGTGTTTGGCATCAATTACACTTTCATTCATGGCTTGAGCAAAACGACTATTACCAGTGCCGCCGGCACCTTGTGCATATCCGCCAGCTCCGCCGGCACCTGTGCCCGCATTGCCTTGGCCCATGCTACCGGTTGGACGACTTACATAGTAATCCTGGGTGGTTTTAGGTGCAATACTTAAATTTTGAAAGTTAGGATTGATGTCGCGGATCACATACTGCTCAGGACGTTTGCCTTCGCTTTCGTTTACAATCACACGACTGACTTTGGTCATGTCAACCCAGTACATTTCAAATGTTTCAGGATCGCGAACAAATAACTGATCGCCATACTTGATTGCGTTGCGGAACAGTTTGAACATTCTTTGGTCCAACTTGTTCAGTTTGGTCCATTGCTGTAATTGTTTTTTAATAATTTCCACTTCGTGATCTGTGGGTTTGTCTTTGAAATGAACATCAAACGGTGTTTCGTTTTCTTCGTTCATTTGGGTTGAGAATTCAGCAATAATATCCAAGCATGCATTGATCTCGCTGTCCATGTCCATGTTTTCGTATTGATTGTACCGTTCAACACGATTTGGGTGGCCGGAATATACTTCGGGTAATCGGCTGGCATAATTGCGGAAGGCAAAATCGTTGCCGGTTGCATAAGCGTCTGCACCTGATCCTTGTTGACGAGGATACCCTGGTAAACCAAATTGGTTCTTGCCAGAAATTGGACTAAGTTGGCCGTTGACATCTGCCACTTTGAAATATTTGCGCCATCCGCCGTTGCGCCCGTTACGGCCGCTTTCTATAGCCATTGCGTGAATCCTTTAATTAGTAGCATATTTAGTGTGTTATGCACTGGCCTGATATATCTTCTTGCTGACATCAACTTGATCTCTAGAATGTCTGTTTAGCTGATCTAAACTGTCGCTGATTCTAGTCCAGATTGACATTTGACCGTCAGTAGTGCTGGTGTTGCCTGCGTTTGCACCAGCAGCAGCAGAATCTTTTGCCATGGCGCTAACTGGATCTATATTACTGGCCTGGTACTGCTGAGTTGGACCAATTTTTCCAGCAATCCCGCTGAGTTTAGAGCCATACATTGGGTCAGTTGCATAACCGGTTTTGCTTTGAGCAGAAATGGCTTCATCCAGTGTGCCGGCACCAAGTACTCCTTTGTAGCGTTTGTTTTCTTGTAGAAATTTAACATAGTCAGCCGCTGACTCTTGCATACTACCATACTTGCGAAATTTGTCATTGACTGTGACCATTTTTCCGTTGACAAATTCTTGTGTTTGCTGACTTGCACCGCCTTCGCCTGGACGAGCCTTGATTCCAAAATAGTTGTTGCCACCGGCCGTGTGTTTACCGTAGCCGGTTTCTAATGCTGATTGAGCTGTGCCTAATTTGGCAATAACTTCGGGATTCTTGACACCTTGCTTTTTGGCTTCGTCTAGCAAGTTCTTGTACATTGAATCAAGAAATTCTTTTTGTGTTCCTGTGGCTGGTTTGACCGGTCCTGTGGGTTGTTGAGCCGGTTTATTAAGTCCTTCGAGCGCAGAGTTTGTGCTTGCAGGGCCACCGCCGCCCATGCGTTGCCCAGTTGGTCCGCCTGGTGTGCCTGGTAATAGTCTAGTAGCACCAGATAATGCACTAGAAAATTTTTCAAGAAAACCAATTGCTGGTTTGACACCTATGTTAACAAAACTGTTTAAACTATCGCGAGATTGTTGTACAGCTATACGTCTGTCTGCCTCGTCCTTGGTGGTTTGATCAGCAACTGTTTGCTCAGCTTGGGCTAGGGCCATTTGTTCGTCAAGATTTTTTTCACCAAATTTAGCACCACGTGTTTGTATTTCGTTATATTTCAGGAACGTATCTCCAGCAGCTCCTAATTGGTATAATCCGCGCATGCTTTTGGCAGTTTCTTTTGATTCCTTGGTTAACGTACCCATTACATCACTGGCACTAGAGCTTGCATCCAGCATTTGACGATAAGCATTTGGCGCTGTCATCATAAGTTTTGATGCAGCAGATACGTCGCCACCGATTGCTTTAATAAACTCTTGTCTAGCTTCACCGGTTAATGTTTGATTTAATATGGTTAACTTTTTAAGTTGAGCTTCTGCGCTTGCATCCCCTGCGGCTGCTTGTTCTCGCAGTTCGTCCATGGTAGCTGCAAATGTGTCTTCGGCCATAGCCTCTTGTATTTTTGCTTCCTGGGCTTCTCTGGTGTCACCTGTGAT